GCCAAAACCATTCGCAGTGTTGAAAGCAGAAGGGAAATCTCATAGGACAAAAAAAGAATTGAAGTTAAGAGAAGAAGGAGAAAAGGCTCTTACAACAGGTGTAGCATTGAAAGAGCGTCCTGAGGTAAAAGCCAATTTGACAGCACACAAAGAATTCTTGAGAATAAATAAGCTGCTAAAGAATATAGAGAAAAATGATGCCATATATGAGCCGATTATAAACCGTTATTGTATGTTACAAGCGGAATGTGTTGATTTTGAAGAAAAAAGAGACAAAATTTTTGAACAGGCTCAAAGGTTAGAAATGAAATTAGAGGAACTGGGAAAAGAAGTTGAGCACCAAGATTTACAGGCTGCAATTAAAAACTTAAATGGTATATACAAATCAATGGTAGCTTTGGACAAACAAATTCAAAGCAAGAGAAAGATGCTACTGGATATTGAGAAAGAAAATATAATGACGATTGCCTCTGCTTTAAGGAGTATACCTAAAAAAGTTGATAAAGAAGAAAATCCATTATTAAAAGCATTAAGAAGTGATAGCTAATGATAAAAGAAAGTAGAGCATATAATTATGCTTTATGGTGTATAGAAGAAAAAGAAAGAAAGGTTCCTAAATATGTAAAGAAACAAGCTAAAATGTGGATTGATATTGTAGAAGGGAAAAATAAAGATGCTTATGTTGATGAAAAGACATTTGATAAAATAAATAAATTACTTAAATTAATGGTTCATCCAGACTTGAAATGTCCTATGGATAAAGGATTAGAAGATTATGCATGGTTTTTAATTATAGCTGTTTTTTGTACTAAACTTAGAAATAATGAAAATAAAGATATTAGATATTATGTAACTGCAGTATTAGAAATCGCTAGAAAGAATTTCAAAACATTTAATAGTGCAGTTATTTTTATTTTACTAATGCTCACAGATCCACAATTTAGTAGGTTTTTCTCTGTTGCTCCAGACTTAAAATTATCAAAAGAATTACAGATAGCAATAAAGAAAATCATAAAATCAAGTCCAGCATTAGCAGATGATGGTGTTTTTAAAATATTAAGAAGTGAAATTAGGTGCTTATTAACTGAAAGTGAATATACTCCTTTAGCTTATTCAGAGGATAGAATGGATGGGAAACTGGCTAACGCATTTTTAGCAGATGAAGCCGGAGCAATGGACAGTTATCCAATAGAAGCTATGAGGTCCTCACAAATTACTCTATTTAACAAGTTAGGAATTATCATAAGTACTCAATATCCTAACGATAATAACGCAATGATTGATGAAATTGATATATCTAAAAAAGTATTAGATGGTTTATTGGAGGATAAAAGGCGTTTTTCGCTTTTATATGAGCCTGATGATGATTTATTAACTAATGACCACTGGATGACTAATGATTTAGTAATATATCAATCTAATCCAGTAGCAGTAGCACATGATTATATATTTCAAGCAATTAAAGATATGCGAAGTATGGCTATTCTTTATGAGAATAAGCGTGAGAATTATCTATGTAAGCATAATAATATCAAATATAAAGGGCTTGGAGTAGAAGGTTACGTTGATATAACTAAGGTTAGAGAATGTAAAATTAAAGAGAATTTAGAGTTTTGGAAAGGGAAAAGAGTTTATTTAGGGGTGGACCTTTCACAAACAGAAGACAATACAGCTGTAGCTATGGTATGTGAACATGATAGTAAAATATACGGAAAAGTATGGGGATTTATTCCAAAGGATAAGAAGTTACTCAAAAGTAAAAAAGAGAAAGTTGATTACGATAAATTGATTAAGCAAGGAGTATGCTTTGAATGTGGAGATGAAGTAATTGACTATAGTTTTGTAGAAAATTTTATATTATCATTGGAAGAAAAATATGAAGTAGAAATTCAACAGATAGGGTATGACAGATATAATGCAATAAGTACAATACAAAAACTAGAGGCAGAAAGCTATGAATGTGTTGAGATTAAACAACATTCAAGTATATTACATATGCCTACCAAACTATTGAAAGAATGTATTTTAAGTAAACAGTTTTGCTATGATGAAAATTTAATGCTTGAAATAAACTTCCAAAATGCACGTTGTACAGAAGATACTAACTTAAATAAATACGTTAATAAGAAAAAATCAGAAGGTAAAGTTGATATGGTAGTAGCATTGATAAATGCTATTTACTTATTACAGCAGGACCTGCTATATGGCACAGATGATTTTGCGGTACAAGTTGGATAGAAAGGTGGTGATATTTTGGCATTGTGGTTTAAACGAAAAGAAGAGAGAGCTGAAAATACTGAGAGTAATGCTGAAGACGGTATATTGCTGAGGGCATTAATGGGTAGCACTAACATAACTAAAGAACAGGCTTTAAACATACCCAGTGTGAACAGTTGTATTAAATTTATAGCTGATACAGTGTCAATGCTGCCAATCAAGCTTTATAGGGATAATAATGGTAAGACCGAGGAAGTGAAAGACGATGTAAGAGTAGGATTATTAAATGATGATACAAGAGACACTTTAGATGCGACCCAGTTTTGGAGAGCGATTATTACTGACTACTTTCTTGGAAAAGGCGGATATGCTTATATAAACAGGAAGTTGAACAATGTGATAAGTTTACATTATGTTGATGAAGCCTTCGTATCAGCTATTAAAAATTATGATCCTATTTTTAAAACGTATAAGATCAAGGTGCAAGGTAGAGAATATTGGCCCCATGAGTTTATAAAAATTTTAAGAAATACTAAAGATGGAGCCGAAGGCACTAGCATTATAGATGAAAACAACTTAATATTAAGTGTTGCCTATAATTCTCTAATATTTGAGGAAACTCTAGTTAAAAAAGGTGGTAACAAAAAGGGATTTGTTAAATCTCCAAGGAAATTAACTCAGGATGCAATTGATAAACTAAAAGAAGCATGGAGAAGGCTATATAGTAATAACAGTGATAATGTTGTTATCTTGAATGAAGGTTTGGAGTTCCAAGAAGCTTCCAATACGTCTGTTGAGATGCAATTGAATGAAAACAAAGAAACTAATTCAGCCGAAATATGCAAGATATTCAATATTCCTGAGAACATTATAAGGGGTACTGCATCAAGGCAGGAATATACAAATGCTTTTAAAATGGGAGTAATGCCTGTACTAAAAACTATAGAATGCGCTTTGAATAGAGAACTTTTACTCGAAAGCGAGAAAAGTTCTTTTTATTTTGCTTTTGATACGAAAGAAATGCTTAAGGGAGATATCAAAGAAAGATATGAAGCATATAAGACCGCCATTGAAGCTAACTTTATGAGCGTAGATGAAGTAAGATATATGGAAGATTTACCTGCACTAGGCATTAATTGGATCAAATTAGGCTTGGATTCAGTTTTATACAATCCAAAAACAGGAGAAATCTACACTCCAAACACCAATGCAACACAAAATTTGGAGAATTTGAAAGGTGGTGATGATGAAAATGAAAGTGGAGATCAGAGCTGATGGATTGCATATCTCAGGGTATGTAAATGTTCCAGGCAGAGAGAGCAGACCAGTGATTACTCCTAGAGGAAAGGTCATTGAGGTCATTGAACAAAGAGCTTTTCAAAGAGCATTGCAAAAGGCAGATAATATTGACCTTATGGTTGACCACGAAAGAAAAATAGCTTCAACAAAGGAAGGAAATTTAAAAGTATGGGAAGATGAAATTGGTCTTAGAGCTGAAGCATTAGTTACGGATGCTGAAGTTATTGAAGCGGCAAAGGCTCACAAATTAAAAGGTTGGAGTTTTAACATGATGAAGGTAGTTGATGAAATCGAAGAAAGAGCTGGCAAATTACCTTTAAGACGTGTAAAAGACTTCATTATGACGGAAATCACTCTAGCACTTAGAAAACTTCCTGTATACTCTGCTACTTCTATTGAAGTCAGGGCAGAAGAAGAGGAAGAAATTGAAACAAGAGCGTTTGAGAGTGAAGTGACAATCAAAGATATGACAGAAAAGAAAAAAGAAGCAATTGATTATTCAGAGTATGAAAATAAAATTAAAAAATTAAAGGAGAGATAAAAGTATGGCAATCAAAGCATTAATTGAAAAGAGAAATTCTAAAGTAGAAGAAATGCAAGCGCTCGTAAACAAGGCAAAAGAAGAAACAAGGGCAATGACAGAAGAAGAAATGGCAAAATTTAATGCTCTTGAGAAAGAAGTCAAAGATTTAGACGAAACAATAGAAGCTGAAACAAGAGCAAAAGGTTTAGAAATAATTGAAGATATGAAACATGATGATAAAGTAGAGGAAAGAGCATTAGCAGAAGAAAGAGCATTTGAGTGCTATATTAGGGGAATT